ATCAACTCAGGATCAGTTGGTTCAACTCGAACAATATCTTCATCTTGTGATGGAGGAATGATTGTTGGTTTAGGTGGTGGTATTGGTTGACCTATATTAGGGTTCTGAGTGTAATTACCACGATAATCAAGGTAAGATACACGCATACGGATAGCTACAGAGAAAATAGTAGTACCGCGTAATGCAGCAGTGGAATTGGTACCACCGCAAACAAGAACACAAGGAACAACACCATTACCATCAACAGTACCATTAACTACTGAAGAGGTTGTGGTGTCTGAATTTAATATTGAAAATTCATTTTGATTAGCACCATAACCTCCAGCTATGAATGGTTTAAGATCTATTGTTGATGATTGCCAAGAGGGAATACCACGTGAACCGGCCATAGATATCATAGTATTGATACCATTACCAGTAGGGGTACCACCTACACCAACACATAAAGTGGTATCACCTCCACCACGAATGGCAGATATATAAGTAATACAAGCATTTGATGTTGAAGGATTAGTTGGGACCAATTCTACTGTGAGATCATGAATGATCTTACGAGCAAAGTGTTTGGATACATCTAATATGTATGCAGCACCTAAGAATTGATCAGATGGAACAATTGGTACACCTAATGTATACAATGTGGTAGCTGCGGCACTAGAGAAGTAAATCGAATCAGTAACTCCAATGGTACCATTACCTACATAAACACCACATGTTACGTAGGAAAACTCCAAATTATGGAGATCAGTGATACCAAGGTTACGAAGTGGACGATAAACAACTGCATTTGCTGCAGGTGCTGCCATATTGTATGCACCATTGTTAGTTAAATTAGTTTCAACAATGGAACGAGGTGCTGAACGAGGATCAGAACAATTTGTGAATCCATCATTATTTTTACCATTTCTATTACTATTTCTATTTCTAATTCTATTTTTATTTTTCTTATTCATTTTATTATTTTGTTTTCTAATTGTTTTATTTACAAAAAGTGGTTTAGTGTTAATGGCTGATTTGACCGCACGGTTGATAATTGTTGTTATTGCTTTTGCTGGGACGGACATTGCTGTTAGAACTCTGGGGGAGATTCGAAACAGCCCAGCGTAGCCAACTGGGTCCTACTTATGTGAGAATTTACACACCTTCCGAGTGCACTTACCTAACTGGAAATCACGACAGGGTTTCTCTGACGGAACTACTGAATCCATGTTAAGTTTTATAGGTGCATCATCAAATGTGACTTTCTTAGAACAAGAAGCAATATCACCATTGACTACTACTGGTTGCTTCGTAACCAATGGGACACTAGGAAGAGGAACACACAATGGTGGATGGAGTATTGAACCATTCATTCTCTCAACACTATCTAACCATTGATTAAATTTAGTGTGATCGAACTCAGGTAATTGTTTATTACAAAAATCCATCATCCAGTTGCTCTCATTATCATTAGGAAACTGCACATTCTCTGGATATTTTGAAAACCAAGGTGCAATTCCACGAAGCTGTGCGGCAATATCTGCTGTTGGTGTAATTGCAGGCATCTTTTCAACAACAAATTTGGCCAATTGGCCAATTATAGGTGTATTTCTATCAGTTAAAAAGAATGCGGTGCATTTTTCACCTAATTTATGAAGTCCAGTGATTTTAGGATCAATTGCATGTGTTACATGTAACTTAGACAATTGACGGTGAATATCACAACAGGAATTTAAAGAACCAAACCAAACAAATGGTGAAAATTGACGTGATAAAAAGGTGACACCACTATCACCTCGTTTGATTGGTTCTACCTCTAACAATTGACCTACAGATGCACATGCTTTTGCATAAATAACTGGATCTAAATCTGCAGTAAGGCCATCATCACCACCATAAATTCCTAAAGATACATAAGATTCTTCGGGAGTTCTAAAACCATCTATAGTTGGTGTCATACGATGAGCAAGATAAGCCATAAATGCATTATCCGCACTATTAAAATCAGCAGTTTCAGATGATCCTGACAATCTTGCTAATTCTGTTTCATATGATACTCCGAATTTTGTATATGCTTTCTTATTCTTTTGACTCTCCATCAATTCAATTAATTGATCATGGTAGACAATGTCGAAGTATCTAAGCATTAGAATTTGTTCTAACAACCTAAGGACTTCTGACATTCTACCATCAAATCTACTTAAATCAGAGTTTAAGACATGATTTTTAGCTGCAGTGCAAATTTTTGCAACAATTTCAGCTATTTGAAGTGGAGTTTTCGCGAAAGCATACCATTCTTGACTACGAATGATTTTAGTAAATGAATAAAGAAATGTTGAGTAATTTAATTTTGTTATAGGAGGAATTGTAGATATAATACGAGGATCCTTAGGTGCATCATAAGCTTCAGATTTTTGAAACGTCTGAACATTCATGAATGGATCAACATTTAATGTTGACATTCCAGCAACATCCAATATCCTTTGTTGAGTAGGGCGTATTTGTTTTTCAAATACATAATC